GGAAGTAAGTATATCGTCTTTGATATCTGTCGTGTCCACAAACACATAGGTCACCGGAACCGCGATCCAATCGTCTGCTGTGGCAGAATAAGCCTTGAACACAGGTGCATCATCGTTAGTGGTATCTACCCAGTATGCGTAGAACCAAGTATTTGAAAACAGCACATTATCGACTGCCACCCAAGCACCATCTTCATTTTTGTATAGCGTACCCTGACTAAATTTTTTAAGTCCGCTACCTGTTGTCCCGGTGGTATCCAGCCAATAGTCATTGCCTTTTGTGCCAGGGTCTTTATCCTGCCGCTTCCACGCGCTGGCAGCCGCAACCGTATTGAACTCGCCATTGCCTCGCACGGCCATTAGGTCACCGCTTGACCGCACAACATAAGTACCTACAGCAGCACCGGCAGGTTTTGCAGCACTATATATCAACCGCGTGTACGGAGCACCGTCCGCACTGCACATACCACAGCTGAAATAAGTGTCAGTCGTCTTGTCGAAGGCCAGCGGCAGCACACCCTTGTCCGGTTCTTCCGTGTCAAAATACAATCCGTATGGGAAGATTAGGATTTTCGTACCGAAGTTTAACAACTGCAATTTGCCGTCCACGGCTTGCAATTCAGACAGCTTTTCTCTGAAGCTATAATGACCTCCGCCATAGTACAAAACATCATTGAATGCTGCTGTGATCTGCTGATTTTTGATTAGGCAGCCAACATTCTTACCGGAAGCCGCCACATCAATGAATGTAAATGCTCGTGGATCACGTGTATTAAGCCAATCTACATCGTTCTGTGTATGGTTTAGGCTTTCCTGCTCTAACGCATCAATAATTTCTTTATCAGAAGCGTTCTGCTGTGTTTCGTCCTTGTAAATGGGTCTTTTTGCTTCCAATTCATGTTCCCTATAGATCGTATCGACCACTAAGACTTTATCCGTTTCGGTTTCCATCTTCACATTCTTGCCAAGCGCAAAAAAAACGCCATTATCAAAAGTGTGTTCGTCTGATCCAATATGAATACACACATCACCAT